TTAGGCTCGATGCAATACCGCAATATCTTTTGTTCTGTTGACATATATTCCCTTTAAAAGGATACATTAAGCTATCTAAACACAACATTCAAGAAGTATTAACTAAGTGATAACCCTTACTCTGTTTTATTTAAATATAGTTCCCCTACCCTTATACCCACCCACCGTAGTAGTTGACGGTAGTTGAGGATAAATCCTTTACGACAGACCTGTAGCTTGTTAGCTTTATGGCAGGCAGCTCATCCCACCCCTAGATTCCCTAAAACAGTAGCAGTCCTTGCAGCTGTAGAAGATCAATACCTAGAGTAAATGGTTTTAGTTTGTTTCCAAACTCTGTCTATATCCTGTTCGATTTCTCTACTAGGGCGTGCGGGTCACACGGGATAAAGCTATATAACAAATGTATAACTGACCTGTTTTGGGTACGAGTGGTCACTCTATTAGCTGATGCGCCCTGACAGTTATCTTTAAAAACAAAAAAGCCGTTTTAGAGAGTATTTTGTTGGTCGACCCTTTCGGGACATTCTCTATCGGCTTCAAGGCGCAAGAGAATCAAAATACTCACTAAAACGGCTTACATCGTCGACCAAGACAACAATTCAATTCTGCCACCGTCTTTCCGATGTGTCAAGGTCTAAAGCTAACCTAGTGAAACACGACCCTTATCATTGTTTGTTTCATGCTTGCTAAAGGCTTAATCAGTCTAATGCAACTCAGGCCAGATTTGTTGCCAGTTAGGGATTTCTTTTCTTGACCATTTACCGTTTGATTTCTTTTCAAGCTCGGCAGCTAGTAACACTAACTTATCACCAGGCAAACCATTGTTGCGCCATTGCGATACAGCTGGTGGGCTGACACGGCAGAGCTTGGCTACAGCAAATGTGCCACCTAATGTTTGGATGATTTCTGTTGTATTCATGTAGCAATCTTAACATTGGTTGTCAAAGAAACTCAAATAAATATTTAACCTTAAGTTTTCCGCTTGCGTTCTGTGTTTAGTTGGCTTAATATTAGTCATGGCATACCCGCCATGAACAACATACAGGTGCATAAATGAAAGAACTAGCAAAAGCATTAGTCACGGCTCAGGCAGCAATGTCACACGCAGCCAAAGATAGTAAAAATCCCCACTTTAAATCTGCATACTCTAGTCTGGCATCAGTCATCGACGCTGTGCGGCCTGCTCTGTCGGCTAACGGTTTAGCTTTTGTGCAGATGTTGCATACGGCAGATGGTGGTGTGGCAGTAGAAACAGTCCTTATCCATGAATCAGGTGAGCAACTGTCTTGTGGCACGTTGTTTATCCCTGCAAGCAAACAAGATGCCCAAGGCTACGGTTCAGCAATTTCGTATGCAAAACGCTACAGTTTACAAAGTGCGTTGGGAATTGCGTCTGAAGATGATGACGGCAATTCAGCCGTTAAATCAGCGCCAGTTAAGGTTGTTGAGAAACCCAAAGGCATTGAGTTGGACAACACCGTAGCGCAAATGGCATCAGCGGTTAGTTACGAAAGCCTGAAAGACATATTTAGAGCAGCATGGACTGTGTGTTTGAAAGAACAACAAATCCCGTTAAAGGCTGCATACGATCAATTTAAAGCAAACTGGGAACAACAATAATGGCAAGAATATATGTTCGTGAGCCTATTCAAGATAGGCTTGAACGGCACTCAGTTGCTATACCGTTTGCGGGGTGTTTTGTTTGGACTGGCGCAGTTGATAAATTAGGCTACGGCAGAATAGGTATGCAAGGCAAATCAAAACTAGCCCATAGGATTTCTTATCAACATTTTGTTGGTGAAATACCGCAAGGGTTGGAATTAGATCATTTGTGCCGCAACCCGTCTTGCATAAACCCCAATCATCTTGAGGCAGTTACTAGAAAAGTAAATACAGATCGTGGTTTGTGCGCTGAAACGCATAAAAAGCGTTTTGCCGCTATGACGCATTGCAAGCGTGGGCATGAATTTACTGTTGAAAACACTTATTTTCATCCAAAAAAACAATCTCGTGGCTGCAAAATTTGCAGAAACTTGTCATATAAATTATTTAAGGAGAAACATTTTGGCAACTGATTTAAACCGTTGCGAGTTTATTGGGCGATTGGGCAAAGACCCTGAAGTACGTTACACCGCTGACTCTAACGCAATCTGTAATTTCTCAATTGCTGTTGGTTACAAGACCGCAACCAAAGAAACGACAGAATGGGTCAGAATAACGACGTTTGGCAAGTTGGCAGGAATATGTGCCGATTACCTAAAAAAAGGCTCACAGGTCTTTGTGGCGGGTCGTATGACTACTCGCAAGTGGCAGAACAAAGATGGCGTGGATCAATACACAACTGAAGTGGTTGCTGACCAAATGCAGATGCTTGGTGGTCGGCCTGCTGAAGATGCACCGCCAGTTGCTGCGCCAGCTGCTCGACAACAATCTGATGCGTATCGTCAGATTAAGGAAGGCATTGTTGTTCCGTTTGAAGATATGCAAGACGATCCGCCTTTCTGATGAACCAGACGGAGGAGGCAATACTTATTTCTTGGCGATTGCAGCAATGGTACGAAGGCATGGTTTTAGACGCTAGAGCCGTGCAAGACCTACAAGATGCAATCGAAATGCTTAAACAACTAGCTAAACAGGTGCAAAAATGATTATTAAATCAGCAGATTCAGAATCAGGCCATTGGTACGCAGCTGACGGTTCACCAGCGTATCGGGTTATTGGTAAAAACGGCAAAGAACGTAATACAACGGTTCGTGACGCAAGAGAACGTGGGTTAGTACCGTCGGTAACTACCGTATTGGGATTGGTTGCCAAGCCTGGGCTTAACACTTGGCTGCAACAACAAGTGTTACTGGCTGCGTTGACGTTGCCACGCATTGATGGAGAAACGGAGGAAAACTGGCTAGAACGGGTAATGACCGACAGCAAAAGTACGGGCCGTGACGCTATGGATCGAGGCACACAAATGCATGGAGTGTTAGAGCGTTTTTACCGTGGCGAACATGATGATTACCCGTTTTATGTTGACCAAGTGGATGCGTCGATCAAGATCCACTTTGGGCATGACCAGACTTGGGAGGCAGAACGCTCGTTTGCATACGAAGGATTTGGCGGCAAAGTGGATTTGATTGCTGAAAACATCGTGATCGACTTTAAGAGCAAAGACAAGCTCGACAAGGTTGTGCCGTACCATGAGCAGTTGATGCAATTGGCTGCTTACCGTGTTGGTCTTGGCAAACCAACAGCCAGATGCGCCAATGTGTTCTTTACTGCTGAAGGTGACGTAAAACTGATCGAACATTCAGAGGATGATTTAGCCTCTGCATGGGATTGTTTTCAGTATCTACTAGCGTTCTATAAGCGTAAAAACAACCTATAATTAACCGTCGGTGTTGTTCACTCCTTGTTCCATCGACCGCCCCTTAATTGGGGCGTTTTGTTGTAAAAATCCAAATAAATTAAAAATAATTGCAAAAATAGGGTTAACACCTATGCTTTTATTGTTTAGATAGCTTAATATTTGTACATGGCAACAACGCCACAAACCACGAAAAAAGGTACATAAATGAATAACGAAATGTTCGGTTGCAACCCAGACAAATTTATCGAAAGCGTTAAAGATTCGATTACATACAAATTTAGCGGTGCATACATGGTTGCAATGGGTCTTATGTCAGATGCTCAAGAATTGATTGCAATGGATGCAAAAGAGCAAGCTCGTAAAACTTTGAATTTGGCAAAATACATCATTGGCGAAATTAGCGATGGTAATTTGATTGGTACTGTTCAGCGTTAATTAAACGGGGCGCAAGCCCCATCACTACGACAAAAGGTACATAAATGAAATACTCATACATCCAAATGACAGACGAAGGCAAGCGCCAGTTGATGCGTGAACTTAGCCGTGAGCTGACCGACAAAAAGATTGCAGAGCTTATGGATCAATTTGCCGATGGCGTAAAAACAGACAGTAATGGCGAACCGTACATCAAGATTGATGCTGATGACGTATTGTGCTGCGCTGTGCCAATGTACACACACTTTATTGACGTTAACCATATTGAAACCGTGACAGCTAACGAGGAAGATTATGAATAAGCGTAACTGGCCTTATGGCACGGACAGAAGCGAACCTAACTGGACGGGTCGCACGGCTCGCCAAATGCGTGATTACAAACGGCCTGATGACCGCATACCGCCTGTGGCTTGGGTTGTTGGTTTGCTTATGCTTGCAATGGTGTTTGGTTTCTTTCCACTTTTAAGTCTGGTGATGTTATGAATGAACGATTAAAAGAGTTGGCAGCACAAGCAGGTTTTAATTTGTCTGTGCAATGGCATTGCTGCGATTACGAATTGGAACGTTTTGTTGAGTTGGTTTTGGCTGATGATCGTAAATTAAAAGACGAGTTATACGCCCAAGAAATGGAACAACCTACTCCAAAGCAATCCGGTACGATTTCCATTACTGTAAACACTAGACTTGAAGCAGATATAGATTTGTTGTGGCAAGTTAACAGCGCAGACATTGCGGCTTTAGAAGATGCAAAAGCAACATTGGAAGAACTTAAAACAAAAGCCCCAATTAAATATCAATCCATGATTTATCAATCGCTTGCTTTAATTAGTAAAGCATTAGGCATGAGTCACAGTGACGCATTTCAACGAATCATTGACAAAGCAAGGGGCGTTAAATGAACGAAAGGTTAAAAGAATTGGCTGCACAAGCAGGGTTTAATTTATCTGGGGATTATCACTGCGATGAGTACGAACTTGAACGCTTTGCCGAGCTTGTTGCGGCTGATGAACGTAAAGCCTGTGCTGATTTAGTATTTGAGATGGCACAACTACCTAAATATGAAAATAATTGGTTGCCTTTGCACCATGCACAATCAGCAATTAGAGAAAGGCAAGACAAATGAACCAAGTTGCTCGGAACACCGATCCCGTCACCAGTTGGTCTGCTGCTGACTCTGCAAAGTCTTTAGCGGCTCAACACTCCACGATAATCATCCAAGCATTAGTCAGGTATGGGGCAATGGGGAAAGACGGTATAGCCACGATTACAGGACTTGATGGCAATCAGGTTGCGAGGCGGCTTAGTGAATTAGAACGCAATCATGAAATTTTGTTAACTGGTCGCAACGTACAAAGCAAAAGTGGTCGAGCAGAACGGGAATGGAAGGTTATGCCACGACAAATGGATTTGATATGAGTTACATCATTGGAAATTTACCGCCAATTAAATGCTTTGTGCGGCGTGAGTATTTGTACAACTTTGAGAAAGGCCACGGTGAACTTGAGCCTGCCATTTGGGTAAGCATTAAAGCAATCCGTGGGCAAGTGTTTCGCATTGAAAGCCTACTGCCAAGGTACGGCGCTTTGTACGACAAGTTGCCGATCCAAGCCTACGTTTGGAATACTAAGCATGGCGATTTAGATTTTGACATTCTGCAACTTTGGGATTGCATGGGTTACAGATTCACCGTGCATGAAAAGATTGGTTTGCGTAACTTTGGGGTCAAATTCTTAGGTAAAGACAAAGAATGGCACTTTGGTAAATACTTGTTTACAGTCGATTTTTGTGCCGACAATATGGACATAGACACAGGATTTACTGAAGTTGCTGAAGAACACAAATCATTTAACTTTATCCGGTTAGATAATGG